CGTCTCTAGCTTCCGCCGTCATTTTAGCGACAGCCTCAATTAGAATGGTTTCTACATTAGCATCGTTAGGCACCCACTCGGGAAATACCGCCTGAAAATAGTCGAAACTGTCCTGTTCTAGAATTGCAGGATCAGTCTCGATCGGTACTTCAATATACTGTTCACTCATTGGTGTCCCTCTCTATTCTGATCCTCTGAAGCAGCTCATCAACTATATCTACTACTGGCTGACTCACTGCCATCTCAATCCTAGGTTCCCACACAACTAGAGCTTCCTGAATTCTACGCTCATCTGGATGCTCGTGGAAGGTCAAATCGGGGATACCAAACTCAGGCTTCTCAGGTCTATGCCCCTGAGGATATCTGAGTACCACTTCCACACAATCCATGATTTCCCGTTCGGAATCCTGTTCAGCGGCAACAGCACCATTAGTACCGTCAATGCGAAATGGGATCGAAATGTGCGGTGCGTTGTATTTAGGCATTATCTACCTATCACTTTGAATTCTATGCTGTAATCGTTGTCGTAAACGATATCCAGCGGAGAACCAGAGTCTTGATTAGCATACAACTCCACGTAATCTCCTGCTACAAACAGATGTGGCACAGACAGCGTCAGTACGGTGGGAACCGTACCTGTGGGTGAAGCATTAACAATAGCAAACGAGGAGGCATTATTTTTTACCACAGACAATTGACGGAAGTTTCCAGCTACTTGTTCCTCAAATCTAACATTGGCGAATATATCGTACCACCTGGTCGTTGGTATATACACTCTCGTAGGATTCGGCGCTGGTGCCCACATATCGGAATCATCTGTGACTTGAACATTAAATATAACTGCTGCTGCAACTCCAGAATTAATCTCCTGATTGGTATTACGCCTAACATGACACCTGCCAGCAGCCGCACCAGGATCAAAAGGCCACCACGCAATTACGTATGGCATGGACTTCTCATCAAAAACCACAAGACATTGATTACCACGTTCAGGCAACTCATGACCTCTAGCAACCCACTGAGCCGGCCCGAACCTGTGCTTACCATCATGTGACCGTAGAAGCACTTCTACCGTATCATCCATGTTGGCGGCATCAGTTGCGATGGTTCCGCGCCAGGCTCCATCGAGTGTGTTCTCTATCGGGGCTTCTTCGTAAAGTTCACTCATCGCTACCAACCAACGTGTAGGTGATCGTCATGACCTTCAAGAGTACTACTATCGTAATGTCCAACGGGAACTACCAATTCATCAATGGGACCGATAAGCTGACTGAATCCCAACACGACCTGATTAGACCTGATCCAGTTCATTGCCTGTCTGGTACGGGCCTGTGTGCGATCTGTGTAGTTTCCAATGTCTACAGCATTACCAGTTGAGTGTGCAGATACTCGACCACCACTAGTATACTTGCCGTGGTCACTTCTAAGACTCGTAATTGTTGCAGGGAACCCAGCCTCAGTGAATGCCAACAAGAATTGCAAAAGCTGGTCATTGACCAGACCCATCACAATATCGTTCTTCTGTGACGTTCTGGAGAACGTGATCTGAGAACTGTTTAGTACAGCATCACGCAGCGTTTTCCCTGTCGGCTGTTTACCAGGCGCATCAACACTAAATCCAGGCGATGGCACGTATTCCTTGCTATCTGCCTGATTGTCCCACAGTCCTGTGATATCTTCCTTCTTAGGCTCAGGCAGTCTCGGTCTAGGCTTCTTACAAGTGATCGTAGCTTTAGGATCGAACAGCGATCTACGAATCTCGGTGATTAGCCACCTACCATTAGCAGGGCCAGAATCAAAGATTTCAATAATAGTACCCGGTGGCGCAGCCCATCTATTCAAGCGCGCTGTTACAGTAATGGTAGCGTTTTTCTTGCCAATATCGTAATCGAAGTCAATCCAATCAACTCCATCCGACTCTTCGCTTATCCTCATGCGGGGAGCACTCTTGAATAGGTGCGTATCTGTGGTGAAGTAGACAGTTCCACTGACTTCGAAGGCTCGCCAATTTACCTCAGCAGCTAATCTAAGAATGCACTCCCAAGAGTCCTCCTTCTCCCATCCTCTCCTACCACCAGGGAGAATCTTAGAACGACCGCGAGTGAATTGGTACTTGTCGATATCAGATTCATCAATAGGAACCTGCCAGTTAGCAGCAGCAACATCTGACGCCGTTCCAAGATCCCCACCAGCGACACCAAAAGCTGTAACAATTCTCTCAGCTTCTTTCCTATGAGCAGCATAAGCCTTAGGAAATGCGGAGCGCTGTGCTGCCTGACAGACTTCCCAATATTCTGCGGAAGGATTGACTCTATCATATGCTACAGCTTTATCGAAGAACCGCTTGGAGGCTCTCGGAATATTCATACGTTCAGCAACAGATCCCCAAATATCAATCTCCTGGAACATACCTACAGACGAAGAATGACCAAAAGGAAGGTTATTAGCTGAGGCTTCCTGAATTACGGTCATAACAGCGCAGACCAAAAGCTTACGCTTAAGCAGCATACCTAGACCAACATCTAGCATCTGCTCAAGGTTGTCAAGCTGATTTCTAGATGCCTGCTGTCCTTTGATGGTCAGTCCGAATTTACCAGGCGCGTCATACTTAGGCTCCTGATAGTCACCAAACCCAAAACCGGGCGCACGTTCCTTAGCTTTCTCAGCTTTATTCTTAACCTGCTTGGGCTTCTTAAGATCAGGACACTCAAACGGAATCCGAAATTCTTTGACTTCTTGCACCAGAATCTGAATGAACCTTGCGCGTCGCATCTTACCCCATCCGATAACGCGCCGCTCATTATAGGTACGTAGAACAGCAATCTCTCTGTTCTCAAACGTTAGCTGAATATCCTCTCCCTGCTTTCTTACCTTTACCAGGCGGAACCAGAGTCCATCAATCTTGATATCAACAGCCTGTGCCAGTCTACCCGACCGCTTAATCAGGCCATAGTGGTCATTCACCGTCATAACAACGGTAGAGGCACCTTCAATAGTCCTCACCACTTCTCCGTTGGTGACCGACTCATCAAACCGCATCGTGGGCAATTTGCGCGTGATGAACGCAAGCTGGCTGATATCCAAGTCCTCGGAAATGAGTTCGCGCTGGCTATCCAACTTGGAGAGCGCAAGCTTATTCCGAACCTTGTTGATAGACTTGCCCATTACTTACGGCCTTTCTTAGCCCTAGTCTTGGCAGCAGCAGTGAGTCTCACTTTATCAATATCGATTTTGCTAATCACAATCAAGACGGCTTCCTGTCTAGCGCGATCCCCATTAGTCATCTTCATCGCATCGCCCCACTGAATGTCCTGAATGATCCAATCAAGATCATTGTGAGGAACTGCTGTACCAACTAGCTTAACCGCCGGAGGTTCTTTGACATATGGGAGTGCCATCCTCTCCAGCTTAGTGCAGTCGTACTCTACGGAGTCGTTCTGCTTCCATCCATCTAGTACGATAGGTACTTCCATCTGCAACGGTTCTCTACCTCTCCACTGTGTCAAAGCCACTCTTCTAGGACGAGGTACAACTTCCCATCCCCCGTATCCTCCCGTTGGCTTGGGGGGATCAGCACCCATCAAACAAGTAACACTCAGCTTAGGCGCACTAACAGTCTTGATAGTGATTTCTCCCCTAGCCATTATCTACGAGCGATCCTATCATTCTTGTGCCTGAATACGATTTCAGCAACTTCTCTACCGTCGATATTGACAGGCGCAGCTTCAAGCTGTCCGAGAGCAAGACCCATAGCTGCCATTGAATCCGCGACACCCGTAGTCGGAGCAACTCTAGGAGCAGCTACTTGCTCAACACCGCCACCGCCACCAAACAATGCACCTGCGATATCCAGACCTGACATTTGACCCCAATCAGGCAACCAGTTTTCTAGAGCATCAAACTTACCACCGATACTATCTAGCGCAGCACCAACTCTTTCTATGTTCTCTGCCAGAAGCAAGAATAAGAGAACCATCGGACTCAGGAAAAGCATTAGTCCTGCGATGATAGGCCTAAGTCTTTCAAACTTAAACCATAGGAAAGTCAGCGCAGCCGCTAGAGCGATACCTGCAACGGCAAGCCAGAAGAATGGATTGGTAGCCAACATCGCAATTTGTGCCGCCACGACAGTCCAAAGAGTAGGCACCATAGCACCCTTCAACATTCTAGCCCTACGGGCCTCCATCACCATCGCATGTTTCTGAGCTAGTGTGTTCCATCTAGTCTCGACTGTGCTTACCTGAGTAGCAATCGTTTCTGCACCCTTCCAGAACGTGAGAATACGTATTACTGCTGCCAATCTTCTGTTCCAGAACACAGAAAGAATCTTAGCCGCAGTAGCCCTATTAGTCCATAGGAAGATCAGCTTGAGTGCGATTCTCTCAGCAACCATCCAAGCAACGATAAGCCTCAAAACCCAGACAAGTGGCTCGCCCCCGAGGTTTATAAAACCCAGCACAGCTGTCGTAATCTCAAGAGTTGCCCATGTAGCTAAGAGTAACAACTTGACAAACGGAGTCAGCACATTAATAGCCAACCCGGCACTATCTCTGAAAGCCAACAAAGTGTCGTGGGTCGTTCTTACTGCGGTCTCAAAATGATATGCGTTACCAGTGGACTCATCAAGAATTCTAACCAAATCGTAGAAAGTAGCTTGATTATCCACTACCGCATTGAACATCTTTCCGGTGACATTCGTGACTCTCTGCAAACCACCAGCAAGTTGATTGAACATAGTTATTGTACCGCCGCCCAAAATAGCTTGAAGATCGCCTTTCAGAATCTCAAACTGTCCAGACGTGGTGCCAGCGATACGTTCACTGATATCACCGTAGTCTCTTTCTAGACCAGCAAGAATCGCCTCAATACCCTGTTGTGCTGGAATTCGAGCATCACCAATTTTATTGAGCTGAGTTACATTTTCACCGAAAGCAGCAGCTAGATACTTGTAGACGGGAATATTGGCGTTTGCCAACTGCCTAAGTTCCTCGCCCATCAATCTGCCCTTTGCTCTCATCTGAACGAAAGCTAGGATGATCCTGTCAATATCAGCTTGCGGACGATTCAGCGCCGCAATAGAAGCTGCTGTAGCTCGCAGGGTTCTATTCGTCTCCTCAGCAGTAAAGCCGAATGCTCTAAGCTGCTGTCCTGCACCAATTACCTGATTTGGCAGAAAAGTCGTTTCTCTCGCGATCCTCAGAAATTCTTTAAGCTGGTCCTGAGCTTCAATCTCACTTCCTGTTAAGTATTCCAGAGCAATTGTAGTACGTTCAACGCTGGCATTGAACTTGATACCAGTACCCGCTGCTACTACACCTAAGGCCGTCATAGCAAGAGTGGCGTTGTATACGTAACGATGAAGAGTAAAGAGTGCCTGATTCCACAAAAAAGAGTTGTGTGTGGCGCGTTTCATACCCGCACCGGCGGCATCTGCCGCAACACCCATACGATTCATGGCTGTTGCGGCAGCATATGAGTCCCGAAGGAACTGACGAATACCGATCAGCCTCGTTCGGATATCTACGCGATTCTCAGGCGTACTCACTTCTTAACCGCGCTCCATACATCGTTGGCGATTCTACGAGCAAGCACCTGAAGCTGTTTGTCTTTTACTTCAAGTACCCTGTTGGCAATCACGACCCACAAGTTCCTCATAAACACATCTTCCATCTCAAGGAACTTGTCAATAGGCATACCTGCCAACACTATAGCTGCGGAGGTTTCAACCTCTATACCCCCTAAATCCCCCCCAGCATCATATCCAGTTCAGAGCCACCTTGCATCATCCACCGTGAAATCTTCGCGCCATGTGTAGAAGCTGCTACGTCATTGCCACCAAACAGACCTAGTACAACACTTCTAGCTGTCGGAGGATCAGGCAACTCATTGGCAAATTGGAGATATTCCGCCAAGTTCGCATCATACTTAACAGGGAAATCTCGAGGTCCCTTATAAGTCTCATGCTCCCTCAGCGGAATCTCCTTGCCGCCCTCTCTAACGTAGAATTCCTCACAAGACTCGATGATGTTGTCAAGTGTAACGATCAGGTTAATCTCAGCTCTATTCTTAGTTCGCTGTCTTGCTTTCTTCAGGATATCATCAAGTTCGTCGCCACTCATCAAACGATAGCGACAGAACAACGCTCCCTCGTAACCAGGGATATCTTCGTCATGAGTCTTATTCGCAGCAACCTGCTTACGACTCCTTCGCAGGCGATCAGCAAGAGACTCATTTGGGGAGGGAACCTCATCAGTAGTTAGGGTTTCCTCCAGTGGATCAACTTCGTCTACTAGATCAGTCATTTCTCTCTCCTTTGTTATCTTACGCTACAGGCTGACCTTCAGGAGTAATCTCCATTTCAACCAATGCAGCATCCGAACTTTCGGAATCCACTTCCGGTGGAGTCCAACGCTTAAGCGTACCACTCCATACGATAGGACGACCAAAGGCGTGTCCATCAATATCCAGAGGATGCTGAGAGACAACCGCTCTGGCCTTACCAACACCTGCAATCATCCTTCTTGACAGATTTTCATGATCTCTGACAAGACGATACAGACGACTGACAACAATATTCTCGACATTCTTACGACCACCGAGAGATACTGCTTCAGCCATAGCACCCGGATTGTACTTGTATTCCTCCGAGTCTACTGCACCACCAGACTTCTTATCCCATGTACCTAGGGGCATGAGCGGTCTGTTAGGATTAGTCACGTCCTCAACGGAAACAGTGACATTCCAGGTATCCTGCCTTGTTCCCTGAATAGTAGGCATTACTCATTCACCCCCTTCTATGTAGGAATAACGTCGGTCACGCGGGCCTTAACCAGCTCAAGAGTAATCTCTTCAGCAAACGGAGAAGGCTTTAGCATGATGATTGCTCTGAGTTCAAGATTGGCGATGGTGGTAGGTGTATTCACACCGGGACCAACATCAACCAAGAACGCTTCATCCGGCGTCAGGCCGTAGAGACTACCAATAGACCAATACGGAGTAAGCATTCCAGTTAGGGCACCGCCATATTCACCAATCTTTCTTGCCTGTCCATCAACCTCGTCGAAGAGATAGCCTTCACCAATCGCATCTGCGACGGATGCAATCTCCATGACAAGACGAACATTCGCAAAGTTGATCCAACCACTTTCTGATACAGGATCAGCAAGCGAACGCCAACCGTAGATACGAACACCACCGTACTTCATGATGATGGCGTTATGACCCTCTTCGTTTAGATCCTCACGGTCTGCATCGGTAAGCGGGCCAGCAGCAAGTCCATTACAGAACAATGCCTGACCATTCTCACCAGCAGCCGGAGTGTTGGGTGAACCACCAGCAGCGTCTGTCCTTGCAATAGCACCTGCAACAAGAGCAGAAGGAGCTACTGTTCTATCAGTACCAGGGATAACCCCTGGGCATGTGAGCCAAGGTCCAAAGATCGCAGACCACTTACCATTAGCAAGCTGCAATGCCTGAGCCTGTGCAAGTAGAGTTGCCTTGACATTACTGTTAACTGAGTCAAGAAGCGCAACTCTACTATTTGCCTGAGCATGGTTCTGCAAGGCAGTATGATTCGTAGAACTAGTCCTACCAGGCATGGATACCTGACCAGGACCTAGATCCTTCACAAACAGTCCAAGGCCAGCAGTCCAGTGGGAGTCCAGAATGGATGCACGATCGTCTACACCACCCGCAAGATTGAACGGGCCACCAACCGCGGGATCACCCGCAGCTACTTCATCAGTAACAACGATGTAGTCACTGTTACTAGCCCATTCAATTGCAGCAGCCTCATCAAGAAGATCGGGCGACCTTTCTAGTTCTCCCAGCGTATCATGTGTAATAAGCAGGACAAACGTGCCACCTACTCCACCAGCTAGGACTTGTACGTTAAGAGCATTTCCCCACTCGCCAGGGCTTTTAGCTGCGACCTTCAGCGTGTTAGCGGGAGTAGAGTTCTGTAGGATAACTGAGGCTGCTAGTGCAGCAGGTCCAACGAGACGGCCTACATACGCTCTACTGCCTCCCTCACGGAAGAACACGTCAAGAGCATCGTACAAGTGACCATACGAAACTCTTGCTCCGTAGTAGCGTTCGTACTCGGTAAGACTCGTAATCAACAGAGCCTCATTAACTGGACCCTTCTCAGTTAGTCCCTCAACAAACCATACTCCTGTATCAGTAGCAGCCTGTCTGGTCGGGGGTGTCTCTCTTAGTACTAGATTCGTACCGGGTCTTGGCATTTACTTGTCACCCCCTTCCTTCTGCTTTCATCAACATTCCTTGATCAATTAGCTCCTGATTCTCTTCAATCTCTTTCGCAGTAAGATTGAAGGTTTCACCCGGAGCTACTGTTCTACCGCTAACCAACTGCTGAGCAGTCGGTACATGGAGCGGTACTTTGAAGTTAGGCAAGTCTACCACCCCTCCAGGCTTCCATCAGATGGTCACGAATTAGGTTTCTCATATGCACTCTATCTCTGTCAGTTACTTTCAGGAATTCACGCTTAGGCGTAGTCTCATAACCGAACTGGTGTCTGCCAGCATAGGGCAGATTAGTACCAAAGATCAGTTGTGTGTCGGTTACCTGATGCGTTGATCCTCTTGCGTTCCATTTGGTAACACTACGCCTAAGGGCACCACTCATATGTAGAATACGTGGATCGTGACCTAGACGTTGTTTTCTGAACAACCACTGTGGGCTCAGCCTTGCCCACGAACCTCCACCCCTACGACCTTGAGAAGAGAATTGAGTATCCGTAACCTGCATGAGATACTCACCCACGTTACGCAGGGCAGGAGCAGCATTAGCCGCTCTCTGCCCCATGCGCGTAAATTGAGTGGCTACCACCTTGTCGCCAAAGATTACAACTTCAAATCTCATTCTTCTTCAGTCACAACCTCATGGGGCACTTCAGGAAACGTAACGATAACCTTCTCGATTTCTCCGAGTTCCTGTGCAGCTTCTGTAATAAGCGGAGGACGCATGAACGTATTAATCGTGCCCTCTACCTCTACACCGAAAAAGTTACCGGCTGCTTTGTAGTTTGCGTGTTGGTCGTCAATCGGCAGATCATCATAGTTCTCATCCAGCCAGTAGACACCGACGATATCGTCCCGACCCATGCTTTTGTTGTGCAGCACAATACCTCTAACTGCGGCTGCATACATCTTAACTTGGAAATCGGCTTCTTCCTCGGTTCTGGCCGCGATAGCTACTCCTACACCTACCTGCCATGTTGCTCTATAGTCTCCATCACCTGTAACTCTTTCAGGAGGCTCTAGTAGTCCAGGACTGATCACAACCACCTTAGGCAGTTCTTCGCCCGGTAGGGCGTCAAACGTATTCCTGTTGGTATAGTTGCGTGGTGTAGGCAACTCTTCTCTCTCCCACGACATAATTCTCTCTATCTCCCGTAAATACATGGGAAAGTAGAGTTTCAATAGGTCGCGTATCGCGTATTCAATCTGGGTGGCAACTACGATCTTACCGAAAGCAGAACCAGCCATAACGCTACAGGTCCATACTCATCGTAAAGGCTCTGTCAGTGTCATCAACAGGCCAGAAGTCATCTTCGCTCATCGCAGCAGTCTCGGTAGGTACTTCAGGTCCTAGCACGATAATGCCGTCGAGGATCTTTTGGATCATTACCATCGCCCTGTCATACAATAACTGAGCGAAGTTTCTTTCCTCAATTGTGAGATTGGTACGTGAAGCATGATTGAAGTACAAATCGCTGGCAATGAGCATTGCAGCGATCTCTCTTACTGAATCTGGCGTATCATCGGGAGTACTCCAACCCATCAAGGTGGCAGAGTCCACCACACTTGATAGATTGGCCCGGACTACTCGGGCTATACTGACTTGTAGAATATACGTGTTCTCTTCTGTAGCTTCTACGACGACAGGATAGCCCGACGTAGTACCTCCGGTGTCCCGACCCGGTAGATGGGCATTAATATCATCTAGCGAAGCCAGAATCTCAGCCATTACTGACCAGGCTCGCCTTTGTCACTACTAACTGCTTCTTCAGTCTCAGGATCAGTTCGAGCCTCTTCAATCTGTTCCATCAACTCTTCGCGAGCTTCAGGACTTAGATTGCCAAGCAGCATTTCTCTTCTTTGCTGACGCTCTAGCTCATTAGGAGACTGATTAGGAGCGAGATCCTCAGGATACTTCTCTTCACGAACTGCACCAGCTTCGATCAGATACTCGAACTCTTCCTTCGACACTCCTACCTTATCAGCAGTTACCGTATCTCCTACTTCGATCCTCTTAGTAGGCTGACCGAATTCGTTGTGGTCAGTAGGAATAGGCGACCATGCGTAGTAAGTCATCTGTTTATGTCACCCCCCTATCTTAGAAAGCACCGGCAGAGAAGGCGTTTGTGATCAGGTAGCCTGCGCCAGCAGCAACAATCTTCGTATCCCACTTGTATGAAGTACGAACGACGTCCGCCTTGCGAGCTTCCTCACGCCATCTATCCGTAGGCCGAACAGTACCATCAGGGTAGATTTGTGCAAACGTCTTACCAAACGTGAACGTCTTCTGACCAGGGTTAGGATCAACGATACCGAGCCAAACGTCCTTACCCCAGAATGAAGTAATTGCCTCAGTAGCATCAATATGATCCGCAGCGTTGTAGACCGAATCAACCGGGAGAATAACTCCATCGAATCCCGTAAGAATACGGAACGCCTCAGGAGCACTCAACTGGAAGTTCTTGAAACGAGCAACAACACGAGGATGGTTCTCGATGTACTGCATACCCAAACCAGGAACTGCCAGCGTGTTCGGGTAACGACCAGTAGCAGCATAGATGGCTCTCATACCAACCATGATCGCACTAACAGGGTTAGACGTAGAAGCCTCGCCACCAGTGTAATCGTCAAACTGCGAAGCACCAACAAGAGTGATCTTATTAGGTGCGCCGTAGTTCGCCGGATTACGAACTAGAGTTGATACCACTAGCTCATGATCAAGCAGCAGCGAACGCATAACCAGAGCAGTAGCATCCAACTCAGGATCAATGGAAAGATCACCACCGAATACATCGTTGGCAAGTCCACCCTGAGAAGTAAGCTGCTGCCTTTCTTCATCAAGAATAGGAGCCTGAAGTGAATGCTCTTCAGTAGCGAAGAAGTCCTCACTCCACTTCCCACCCTGAATCTCGTTAGCAACCGTACCCGGTTCACGCCTAGACTCATGAATCAGCCAGTTCGACCTATCAAAGACGCGATACCTACCACTCTGAGTTCTAACAGGAGTAACAGGAAGGATACGCTCACCATAGAGAGCCTGGTCCTGATAACCAACAGAGAAGTTGGTCAGGATAGGGTCTTGGTAAAGTGTACCAGGATCATACATTTAGTAGAAACACCCCCTTTCTAGGCTAGTGCGCCTTCAAGATCAAGCCGCATAGCAATCCGCTCACCAGCGGCACCAGCAGCGTGACCGACGCATGTACCAACAATGCGCTTACCGGATGCAGCAACAACAGCACTTACTCGACCATCAGCTTCAAGCTGACACCTAGCACCGATGGCAATAGCGCCAGCAGCTTCAGCCTCAGTAACGCCCATCACTCTCGTAGAGCAACCCTTGCCCTTGAGAATTTCAGCAGCCGATACTGCAAACTGTGCCCATCCTGCTACAACATCTGCAATGCCAGTAACAGGAGTGACTGTCTCAGCAGCTGAGTATTTCACTGCTCTGTACTTAGTAATAGCAGCAGCAGCGTTATAACCCTTATCTAGAACGAAGTTACCGTGAGCCATTTATCACACCCCCTTTACTAACCAGGCAGACTGACCTTAGCGGCAGCAGCAAGATCAGGATGCTTCGCAGCAGCCATCTTGTACTGTTCACTAAAGGTCTTGTCAGGATTTTCCTTCTGAACCTTCTGGAGTACTTCTGCGAATACCTTCTTCGCTCCAACAACTCCAGAAGCCGTATCGGTATCGACGTCCGGTACGCTGTCCTCGTCCTTACCACTACCGAGTTCACCGAACTTAACAATACCGCCGTTCATGATCGTCCTGAGACACTCCTCAAAGTCCTCCATAGTAACGCTACCTTCAGCGAACTTGATATGAACTTCCTGGACCTTCTCAAGTGCCATAGTACTAAGACCCTCATGAGTTGTCTTGAGTCCCATACCTTCAGCCTTACGAATAGGCTTAATCGACTCAGAGAACTTGACGGCCTCATGCTCACGACTCTTCTTCATGAGCTTATTGTGCTCTTCCCAGAACTGAGGATACTGTTCAGAGAACTGCTTCTCCTGCTCACTTGCGCTCTGATTCTGCCTAAGCTCAGCAAGATCACCAACAACTGTCTTAAGCTTTGTTACAACCTCATCAGGCTTTGCATCGCCCTGAAGCTCCAATACGTTCAAAAGCTCATGGGCATTCTTCTCAGCAAAAACGAACTCTGCTCCCACTTTACTACCTCCTCTCGACTGTGGTGGGTCTTGCGGTGTTCCTTCAGGCGGTGGTGTATCTCGCCGCCAACCTTCCGTGATAGCTGGATCATTGATACCAGATTCATCGTCCAACCTAGGCTCAGGTGGACTACCTGTACCTGGCTCAGAATGCTCCACTTCCTTATGTTCTCCCAATGCAGTGAGAACAGCTTCACCTAGCTGCTTCTTACCATCATCATCCAGACTTTCCCACATGCTCTCACTGAAGTTAATCGGCAGAATATTCTTGGCAACAGGTCTGTTCGTTAGACCGCCACCAAAGATGACGTCTGTGTATTTATTTCCGTCAGTATCCTCCCACTCGTCACGCCAATCTAGTGAATGATACTTCCACTGATTGTCTTTGATTTCTGACTTTGCCTCCTCGGTGAATTCAACTTGACCCCATAGTGATACTGAGTTGGGGTCTTTACTAGACGGCGCAATCTTGAAGTCCTTGTACCATCCAGCAGCCTTTTTACCCTTAGCAGGATCTTCACCGTGTTCAAAGTCAACCGCGATATCCACTCCACGAACGTTCTCCTTGAAGTTCTTGATGAAATTCTGCAACTTCTCAGGAGTAATAGGTACATCACCGTAGAATGGAGTCTTATAAACCCGAGCAGGCATAGCTTCAACCCAAACCGGGCCGTCTGCCTCAACTGCCTGCACAGGTGCTTCAGTTAGAATCGTCTCCATTAAGCTGAATCACCTCCTTCCTAGCTCTATTAAAGACTTTGGTATCTTGCCACTTGACTTGATTCGTGTAGCAATTCTCGATGAGGACCTTTTTGTCGGTAAGTTTGACAACATAGTACAACCCCGCGCCAGTGTTAAAATATGTCCCGACTCTGAAATCAGAACTAACTGGCTGCGTTGGGGGGCTTACCGACGTATCCGGTAGTTTCTCCTCTAACATTTCCTTGTCTCCGAATCGCTTCTCTTGCTCTGGTTTCGGTTGTCGTCCCATTACCATTGAGCTTAGGATCGGCTTGTTCGGCCTGTTTAATACCAGCCGCATGTGCTTCTTCTGAGATAGCAGGAGCGTCGAAGATTTTCCTCAGCCAATTCTCTGTATCAAGATGACCCTTAGTGAAGGCATCTTGAGCAAAGAGATTAGCCATGCCAGAGGCGAACATCTGAAGATCGCGTGTCTCACCGATGTTCCTGACCTGTAGCTGTGGGAAGTTTGTTGTTGGAAAATTCCATACGACTAGCTCCGGGATCACGTACATGTTGATAGCCTGCGTAATCTGATTAGCAACAAACCGCAGACTCTTCATGAACATATCAGCGCCCGTACCTGCTGTAGCTCTCCCACCACCCTCTGAGGTAGTACCCAACCCAAGGAACTGAGCCAGCACATTAAACAGAATCATCGTATTATGATGATTAGCGGACTTCATCACGTCTACTGGCGTACCGGGAGGGAACTCAACTTCAACATCAACGTTGGGAGTTAACAGCATGAATGCTTCTTCGTTAGTACGGTAATTCCGCAGTAGCCGTCTAAGAACAGCTTTATCTCCAGGACTAAAACCTGGCAGCAATCTTCCCTTCAAGACACCGAGACTGAAACGTTCCTTCTGAATCGCATCAATCTTGTACATATGCGTCTTGTAGTACCAGTGTGGGTACGCAGTACGCAGTAGACTCTTCCCCTGAAGATCACCACCCTTTCTGTTAAAGGTGAAAATCACTACGTCTGAAATATCAAGCTCAACTTCCTCTACCTTACCATCCGCACGAATGGCATTATGCACTACCGTCTCAGGACCACCATTATCATCGTAGATGATTTCCTTGACGGTTCCTGCGGGTCTAGGAGCAAGCTTCTTAAGCATGACAAACTGACGAGTATTCGCCTGTGCCCGTTTTGGTGACCATTCTCTGCGCTCGTATACCTTCTCAAGTACGGAGTATCCATCCTCATACATAGCGAGGATATCCTCCAAAGCATTCAAGAAGGGTGCGCTCATGCCTCCAGCCAAGTTAGCCCAGATGAATTCGGAAATCTCCTGATCCATCGGATCATCGCTGTAAGGCTCCATGAAAAATTCTGAGCCTAGTACCGGAGTCTTGTAGACTCGCATACTTACATCTACAGCACTATCATTCATCATTTTGGCGTAGACATTCGCACGCTGGAACGGCGAAGATAGCTCCGGCACCATTTCTCTAATTCTTACCGGCATCCCTGAACCGGACTCATTATCAATGTCAGGCGGATCTATCTGACCTGACGCCTGCATCGTTACACCCTTAGCGGCTTTACGTGCGGGCTCCCGTTCTTGGAATTGCCTGCCGGGTGACGTTGCCCACTCTCTAAATCCCACGTAGACTCAACTCCTCATCAAGAATTACCGATGTGTCTCCCGTTAGAGTTGTAAACACGTCATAGCTTTCGCTACCTGTGTAGTTCTCTCCATATACATCAGTCAGATGGGACCCAGCACCAGCCACAAAGTGTGGGCCAATGAAATATCTCAGAGCATCGCAACAGTGATCGTCAACCTTATGCTGAAGGTTGCCATCGCCGCCCTGCTCATTTAGATCCTGCTGTGAGTTCCTAGCCAGTGGCTTTACATGCAACTGTGGCATCTCACGAACGAGGTTAGTACAACTAGGATCAATTACTAGTCTAGGCTGCGGCCGAGCCTTCAGACGACGCCTAATCTCTTCTACAGACTGTTTCCACGGAACATCAAACGAGCCGATGTAACCGATGATGAGCGCAAGAGTAGCAGCTTCGTCTGCTCCACGCGGATCGCCCCATCTTGCATCTACTCTATACTTAGGTGGGTTCTCCCTATCCCTTAGAGCGTATCCATGTTCCATTGTTGACTTATAGCGCCCATAGTATTCACGCCATACGTGAACAGATTCGTCCGCTGCCACTTGTATATCCAGACACACAAACGGATTGACGAATCCGTAGTCGTAGGCTTGGTAATTGGGGAGGGCAGGATTGTAGACGACTGGTTGTACGTGGAGACTCTCTTCCCACTCTTCATAAATACTCCCTGTGACAGCAGTAAAGCTGGCGCCATACTCCTGATCGAAGAAAATCTTACTTACGATCTGTCTTACTCTTTGAATCTCGTCATTCTCTAGACCACCAGGATAACGAACGGCGTTAGTCCAAGTAGGAAAGCTCCAACTGCGATAATCAGGGTGATGTGTAGAGGTACTGTTCGGTGCCGAACTTTGTCCAAGCATCCATACCCCGTGATACCAGTTGTAACCCTTTGGAGTGGAGGGAAAGTCGGCTGATCCACGTAGGTCGGATAGGGCGGGTTCAATATATTGCTCCCACGTAGATCGACTGTGTTGGGCGGCCTCTGACATGATGACATGAGAAAGTCCTTCTCCTAGTAGTGATGCCTGTTTCTCTGCGCTTACTACCTGTACTACAGACTTCCACGGAGTAAGAATACGCATATTACCTTGCTTGGCATCGTAACTCTTCTTGCAGTGTTTTAGGAGTCCCAACTTCTCATAGTCGTTCCAGACTACGCGGAACTCCTTCTCTCCCAGGCCGTAAGTCGGGCCAACAATCCAGTTATACGAATCGGGCACAAACGACTTGTACGTCATTCTCCTGCCAGCGGCCTGTGATTTTCCCCAACGTCGGCCACAACAAGGAATGTTGAATCTTGCGTCACTAAAGAGATACTCACGCTGTCCATCGGAATGGGGCTTAAACTCGATTGCATCGAGCAGCGTGGGAAAATCTACACCAGGCTCAGCTTGTGGTGTCGCTGTGGCTATTTGAGGTACCCTTCTGAAGCTTGCTTAGAGCTTCCATGATAGGATCGCCGTCCTTCTTGGCATCCTCAAGACCTCTATCGACAATATACTTAAGCAGGTCTTTACGTACAGACTCGCTTTCAGCATTGTGAGCCAGCCATACGATCTGAGCAGCAGCCTGAGCTGTGTTTTGCTTGAAGAACTCGTGCATATGCTCAGTCAGGTTATCTGGGTCGGTCTTTACAGACGACTCAAACTCCTGTTCAACAGCAGCACGATACTGTTGAAGCTTCTCATTCAGGGATTCCTGAGTGAGACTCTCATCCTTCATAAGTTCCTCAAACTCATTGGATTCTGGTTCCATGCTTGAGGTTTCCCCCTTGTCGGGTGACGCCCGCATTGTACCTACGTTACTCAGTCGTCAGTCGGTTACACATATTATCGGAAACAAAAACAGCGATCGCAGTTAGTGGTGGATATACCCGCTTCAATGTCTTGATTATCTTTACAGTCTCTTTACATATTTCTCTTGATTGTCATGCTTGTGTCTGTCATACTGAACTTAGAGCAGTAAACATAGTCCACTAGGAACGGAGGGACGCACAATGAACGCCAGTCAGAAACGGCGGATCGAGCGGGAGGATCAGGAGCGTAGGAATCAGCGTCTGATCGAGGAGTTTACTTCGATTTTCGATAGTCGCATCATCGAGGTCGGCAGTGGTGATCTTCCGCCAGACTTTGTTCCTAATCACAATCGGAAGGTTCGCGCTAGTCGTGACTTCTGGAGTCAGTCAGGGCGTGTAGTTGGTGTCGCGCCGGGTACTGAGAATGATATGGGCAGCGGTTGCACATATCGCAGGCGGAACCTCTACGATCCTAGCGTCAATGAGGTAGTGAATATTACCTCACGCCGCGCCAGCACTACTACGTCAGCGGTGGAGACACCACAGTCGGATACTCTGAAGTATCAACACATTATCGGCACCACAAAGGACTACGACTGACATACATAGTAGGGTATAGGGCGGATATTCCGCCCTATACCCTGCTCCTAGACTTGACTTTACAGTATTCGTACTGTAAAATGGAGTGTAGGAAAGGAAAGGGGATAACATACATGGAAGGACTTAGCCCCGAAAAGATTCAAAGTCTAATGTCGGGGGCTCGTAAGAAAAACCCCGCACAGAAAGGCTTTGCTCTGATTCGTACAGAATCCGGGCTAGAAAAAGTATCACTGCGCGACCTGAATAATGGAGTCGGAGCTTTTGAAGGAAAAACCGGCACTGCACGAAGAAGTCGCAAGGGTCGCACATACCCCGCTCCGAATGGTAGGCGGTTTTACGCGCCTAACTGGCAAGACGACGTAGTTTTGTATTGTCAGTAATCTCCCGGAGTAGGGCAGGAGACGAACAGGTGTTCCTCTCAACCTTAGCATCTCTACACTGGCGGGAGAGGGGGAAATTACGGAGTAGTATGAAGCTGGTAAAGTCAATTACTCCGGGATAAGTACTAGAGAGAGTTACATAAGATGATAAAGATGGCTTCGGATACGTATAAAGTCACTGAAGTTGCGCCATCCACCCAACACGCCTAGCACGACGGTTACGGATGGCAGGAAGGATACACATGGTAACGGTTAAATACACCATTGCTGGTGCTAGTAGTATCCTGACTAGGGATTTTCCCTCTGTCACGGATGGCGCTAGGTTTGCGTTGCGGTGGCGTAGTTCTAACAGTCAAGGTAACTACATCGCTAAGGTTTTCAAGAACGGGAGAGAGTTGGCCGTTTAGCAGAAAAAAGTCTCCACGAAACTTGACATGGAGACTTTCTCCTGCTACAATCGGTAGTAGGGAAGTAAGGAACATACAATCCAACGGGAGGCTAAACACTATGGCCGGTACTAATGGCAATGGTGGCATGACGGGTCTTTCGCCTGAGCGTATTGCTGAGCTTATGGCGGGTCGGGCGCGGAATGTCTACAAGCCTAAGCTGACTCAGTTTGTCGAGTCGGATGAGGCTGGTGTTGATCCTCGCGAGGTGTGGCCGCTGGAGTTCAAGGATAAGAAAGCTTCGGCTCTCTATCAGGGCTTTCGCGGTGTCGCTACTGAGGCTGGAATCCTCGTTTCTGAAGAGAATCCTGAGGGTCCTATCCTCGTTAAGCGTCAGGGTGATGAGGTTTTCATTCTGCATATCGAGCGAGTCGCTGCGCAGGCTACTGCTGCTGCGTAGCACAAAGAGTAATCTAGTCAGTAATCTACTTGCGTAGGTTGCGACTAGGTTACTAAGCCAGTCAATGCAATGCCAGATGCTGAAGCTGTTTTGCTAGCAACGGTGGAATGGGATTAGCTATCCAATTCTGGTGACTGGCTTAGTAACCTAACGATTGACCAATCTAGCGAATTGACTTGGACGGGGTGCAAGGCCCGGCTAGCAATCGTTAGGTTACTAAGCTAGCAATGTAAGACGACCGCATAGTTGCATGGTTGCAACCTATAAGACGACCGTGTAGTTGCTTTTGCTAGCTCAGTAACCTAACAACGGAGGTAGTAAAACAATGCGTAGGGCAATTGCAACACTGGTTATTGCAGCAACGGCAGTTATTGCGCCTAATACCGCTAGTGCCCAGACTGCTCCTATCAGTCCTACTCTTAGGAGTCTGCACAACGTCGTTTATCAGTTCCCGCTTGATCGCAGGGATCGCGATATCCGCGCAAGTGTCCGTAAGGTCTACAAGCGTGGCTAAGTCCGAAATAATCCTAGAAGTTAAGGAGTTCACTGTTTATCGAGTAACTCTCGAAGATGGTGAAGTAAGGCATTACATCGTCAAGAACTAACGGCTAGCTTAGCTAGCCTAAGCTAGTGAGTAGCAGTGAGTCGCTGACGAGTCTGACTACTCAACCGCCGATGGGTAACGTGCCTGTATTGCGGTAACTCACTAGCTTAGGGTAGCTAAGCAACGGGAGGAAAGAATGACAGTTGAAAGATTAAAGGAACTGCAAGGACTACTCACAGAGTTCACGGATGAATTTACGGATCATAGGCACTACGGTAGAGATAGTGCTGTTCTGTTGAATGGCGCAGAAGGTCATATCCTTAGTGCTACTAAGGATATTGTGCATCAATATCAGATGTTCACAGAGTTTCCAGAGTTTCACGAAATGCGTCACAGACGTGAAAGAGTAGGTGGCTAGCTTAGCTAGCCTGAACTACACTAATCGGGTGCAATAGCTAATAAAGGCGCCTGCCCCGGAATCGGAACGCTGAGGGTTGCTGAAATAGAGTCTCAGGGTTAGTGTAGTTCAGGGTAGCTAAGTAATGATGTAGATGGTTCCGTGGGAGAGCAGGTTGTCTACACGTCCCCTGCTTAGCTATCTCACAACTAGGAGGCTAATGATGCACAGTGAATCTAGTACAAGGGTAAGACTACCACTCAAGACACCCAGGCGTCATTTCTACAAAGTAAGGATTGCGCCTAGAGGTAGTAGTCCCGGTATGCTTTGGGCTGACGTAACAGTGTTCGCTACAAGCGTAAATGTTGTTATGTTTAATGCATTTGAGTATTTTCCTAAGCACGCATGGAAAATCTTGGACGTGAATTTGAGAGACTAAGGCGGGTAACTAACCTGCCTAAGCTAGTGGACAATGGGTGAGATGAAGTCCGTATTCGGAACGCATACGGCATCTAAGTGATGGCTGCGACTCTCAATCCCCTCCACTAGCTTAGGGAGGTTAGGCAATTATGCAGAACCACAAGATGCTTAACCTCCATAAAATCTAATCTGCCCGCTACGCTAGTATGGCAGTTGGCGTGCGTTGTGTCTCACCACAACAATAACGCTAGTGAGGGCATGTGAGCAGCTATCCAACAGTGGATGGTGAGCCTGAAGTGTCATATTAGCGTAGCGGGGAGGTTAGGTGACCGAATACGATAAGAGTCGCCTCGGGTGGACAGGCCCGGTTAGTAGGAGCCTAACCTCCACCTAATTCTAATGAACGGGAGAATGCGATGATGCCAGTAAAAACAAGTGAGGTTTCTAGGGCATCCGATCGTGAGAAGACTTTTAGTGATGCCTGGGATGCCTACCACGTACACGGCGAGGGTATCGTGGAAGTCAATGCTATCTTGATTCGTGCTAAGAGTTTTGATCAGGAAGTGCGAAAGGCGATCCTCTGGACTATCCTAGAGTGGAAGGAGGAGGATGATGGCTAAGCTGCTCACACATGAAGAGCGCATGGAAGTAGCAATTGCTGAGACAAGCATTGGTATCGCTACTATAGCCGGAATCGCCTGGATGAACTGTATTCTCAACAAGGTAATCCATCCAGAGCGCGTAAAGATTCAGCCATATCCTGTTCCGTGTAATGATTGCGGAGCACAAGTTGGTCAGCCTTGTATGCGGGGTTGTCCCGCACAGGACTGATGATTATGTGTGGTCAAACATGTAGTTGTGAGACTTGTGTGGCGCAGAAGGACTTTGAGTTGCTGCGGCTGGATAAGCTTACGTGGAGTCGTTCTGACTGGCTGAGGATCAGTCAAGAATTGGTAGATGAGTACGGCACCGAAAGAATGATCGAGTTTTACGAAGCAAAGCAGGGAGAGTAATGAAAACAATCTCATTTATATTGGGATATCTACAAGGTGTAGCTGCTGGGCTGTCAGACGATGATAGGCACAAGCACTACTACCTAGAATTCTGCGCATATCTCGAGGATTTGCGAGATACTGCCGAGATAGAGTACGAGAGGAATCCTCGTAATAAGTTGGCTGCAAAGGTATTGGGATTCGGATGAAGATATTTGACGTACCCATGAAGAACGTCGAAATGTATGCAAAGCAGATCGGCTGTAGGTTCGAGGGTAGGGACGTGTCTAATGGTGCTGGCTGCCGTGTTGAGGGAAGGCTGCTACCACCTGAAGATGGATCAGAGAATCCCTATCAGCGCACAAGCCAGGGATGGCAACAAGAAGGCAAGAAAGTTTATGCTGTCTGTTGGCATGGACACCGTGATTTCTACCGACGGATCTTTCAGTTCTACCCTGATGCAAGGATTACCTCAGGTCGTTATGGCAAGATTGACTTTCGAGGTAGTGAGAATTTTGAAGAAACTTACATCGAAACGGGATACATTGATATGGGTCCAGAAATCACTGGTGGGTATCCACAAATGAAGGATGCCTGTTCTTGCCCAGAAAGCGGGGAGGCTCGATAAGAATGGAAAAGTATGAAGTCAAGATAAGACACGTCCGCGATGGCAGTCGCTGGTCGATGTTCTTTGATGCAGATGATTTTGGTCATGCCGAAGAACAGGCCAACGATCATATCGATGATGACGATGAAGTCATCGTAATCGAAAAGGACTATGAAAATCATGCAATCTACAGCTGATACCAGCAAGTACTACAAGGTTGCAGACTCTCCCGGTATCGCATGGTACACGCTCGGCCCTGTCAAGGTTCGGGATGAGGACTATGAGTGGACTGGTATCGAATACGACCACGATAGTCTAGTACAGATGGTGATGGTCGGGGATGATTGTGTCTTTGAAGTTGATAAGGATGATCTGACAGAACTGGATGAAGATGAGTTCTGTCATGGTTGCGGCCAGATAGGGTGTGGTCACTGATGGGCAAGATCGAACAGGTAAACCACGATACTCTAGGTGGAATTACTTATCTAGCGTCTGTCGCAGTATCACTCACAGATGAAGATATTGTCAAGCTTTTGCGGGAGAGGGCATTGTCAGTGTTCTTCCCCGACGATAGACTAGGGCAAGTGCTAATTCAGGTGGTGAATGAAGATGCCGCTAGTCACAGAGATTAAACGGGATGGTGAGACGCTTAACCCGCCTTGGGGATGGGATTACTTTACGCTCGGTTGTATGTACACGGCGGCAGTTAAGGAAGCTGCGCCTGAGACTGAGTATCAGGATGGTAAGACGTTTGGTGATCTCCCAGAAGGTATCTACGTGGACTTTGCGTGGACTCCTATCTACTATCTGGATTGGGACATTCCACTGATTAAGAAGGGTCAACAGACACTTAAGCAAGAGCATAGGTTCCAGCGTACTAGGGATCATGACTTCGTGCTTAAGCCTGGTGATGTTCTTCGCGCATGGAGGGAGTACAAATAATGGCGTCTGTTTTCAAGACGGATACGTATGTGCCTAAGCGGTGGTTCCACAGTCACGGTGCAGACCAAGAAAAAGTCGCTCTGATCGTGGACCATACGGAAATTAAGCGTGCCGCTCTTGATATGCGAGAGTGGTTGCGGCAGCTTGATAATGAGATTGAAAGGCTACAGGGATGAAAGTTTACGTAATAGAGTTTAAGGGTGATTTGGAAGACCCGCCTTGGGCTACCGATAGCTTGGATACGGCGCTGGAGTATCTGGCTGAAGAGAAGGGTTACGGCAAGCCTGCTAAGGATTACGTGTCGGGTTACGAGGAGGATGCCGAAGAAATCCTAGTTCCTGATCCTGAGGATGATCGGATTCTGGTCTGGGAAGTTGAGGCAGGTAAGGAACCCAAAGTCGTCTGGCACTTCTCAGGATGGCATTGGGACTCAACTGAGTTTGGTATCGACCAAGGTAAGTTGCCTGGTCACGACAAGTCGCTGATGGATATGGCGATGGAGGATTATTAATGAAGACCCTTATTCATGGCTACTTAGTAGTCATTATTCTGTTTGCGCTGGTCTTGTCGCCTATGGCGAGCGCGCGCATGGAAGTTCAGTGCGATGATGCCACAAGGTATGCTAGTGAAGCGCACAGGATTCACAACGATTGGATCATCTACATTGAATCCGGTCGTGCCACGCCTGAACAGATTAAAACGGGTGGTAATGTTGAGTGGCACAAGGAATGGGTGCGCCGCTATGACGTGATCATTGACGCTGTTAAGGAAAGGTGTCACTGATGAACGGGTTTAAGTATGGTGATTGGGTGGTGCTGGACAGTGTCAGTAAAGATACTGGCACCATCATCGGATGGGGATTCTACATGCGGCAATCTAAGGCTGATGATAAACCACAAGTGGCTGCTTTGATTGCGCTTGACCGTCCACGGTATCTTTACGAGAGTGGTGGCAAAGAGCAGATTTTCGTCAGTGTTCTGGCAGTAGACGTCGGCAATCTCAGAAAGGTGGAAGAATGAGCGCAGATAACGGTCTTACTCTGAAGCGGGTCAAGAGCGACTATGCTGACCAGTTTCAGGTACTCGCTTGGCAGGGAGAGAGTGAGGGTGAGATCATCTTCACTAGTAATGACGTGATGGAGGCTCTTATCTTCGCTGAGAATGAAATGAGCCCTGACCCTATGGGTATGCCTAGTTACGAATACGGGCTATACCTGGGAGGCTTCAAGAATGAGTGAGCCAACCTACAAGATCATTCGATTTCGTCAGGATGGTGAGAACGAAGTAGTGCTTACTGGACTGACTCTTGAAGAGGCACAGGCTCACTGCGAAGATCCAGGTACTAAAGGTTGGAACTGGTTCGACGGTTGGACAAAGGAGGATGAGGACGAATGAGCGCAGATAACGGTCTGGTCCTGAATAAAGTACATGAGAGCAAGTACGAAGTTTCTTCGTGGCAGGGTGAGTCAGATCATGGTATCTTCTACGAAACAGACAACTTGGAAGATGCTCTAGCTCTCGTCGAACGGGAATTGTCCCCCGATATCAACACTGGAATGGTAAGCTACGAGTACGGCGTCACTCTAAAGGGGTTCAAGAAGGGTAGTCAGTGGGACGATGAAACTACTTGAGTTCAGATACAAGCTGCAAGACAGGCATGGAGTTACAATTACAGATTTCATGGAAGTCTACGCAAAGAACATCAACTCAGGATTCACCAAAGCCCTGGAGAAGATTAAGAGGCACAGGCTGATTAAGACGGATGAACTGGTCAGCATTGAGTTTTGGCGAGTTACATCGTGAGGCGTATAGAAATCAGCGAACCTAGATATCACGTACTGAAGGATTTGTGTAAGGAAGTAGTGGAAGAGACAGTCCACGAAGGCGATCAACCTTCGCCAAAGGGTCAGTTGGCTGTTTTGGTGGAAACTATGCTCAATGAGTCAGAGTTCATTACTAAAGGAGCAGAGATAAGTGGTTGAGATTCTCACTTACGCTGCGCTGATGTTCACAGGTAAGCCAGCAGTGAGTGTTCACTGTCCGATTGAGTGGACCGCGAGTGCTAACGCATACGTGCTGGTATTCAGACCACCGTATCGTGCTGAAGTTTGGATGCCTAGGTTTGCTTGTCGTGACCTAAGAAAGAGAGCACCGCATCCACAGAGCATTGATGATTTCACGCATGAGTTGATTCATCTTAGATTCCCGCGTGTTAAACATGGTGTGGAAATGCGGTCAGGAATCAGACGTTATCGTGGACAAGTATGTAGGTTGCTGAAGGTGAGTTGTAGGCGAACGTATCCTAAGCCCGATCCCCGCACTTGACTTCAGCCTGACCGTATGCTACAATGAGTAGATAGCCCTGTGGGGCTTTTTAAAGAACGACCACTATGTAACATATGGCACGATGTTCTTAACGGGGGTGCTATGGATTCGGATATCATTGTGGTTGTCACATTTATGGCGCTGTTCCTGATAGTTCAGTTATGTAACTGGACGTACTATCGTGCGAAAGCGTATCGAGTACGTGAGGATAAGGAATGGAAGCGTCAGAATAAAGGCATGGTTAGAAGGAAAGGCAAGAGTTACTATGACAGCGGGAGGTTCGGCTAAATGCCTAAGTTTAGGATTGAATGGTTCAGAGAAAGAATCTGGATCAATACCCGTATCAGGTTCATCCAAAGATGGGCACATCGCCACGGGTTC